TATTTCTTTTGGAAAGGAGATCAAGTACCACTCTTTGATTATGTATTAGAAAAACCAACTATGATTGCTGATGATATAAGAGAAGTTAAAAGATGCGATGATGATCCTATGAGTCAAATACTTTGTAATGATAAGATTCCATCTGAAGAACCATATTATAAGTATGTACTTGAAGAATTAGAGGGTGGTATATCTCATAGTGAATTTCAAAACAAAATAGAAAAGACAACTAACCCTATGGATTACATAGAAGAAAGAACAACTTACAAAGAAGTTGCTAAATGGATGAGAGCAAACGGTTTTGAGAATGTAGCAAAGAAATGCGATAGACAATATCATAAACTAAAAGCTGGCGGTAATATCATGAGAAAGACAACAGAGATTCCTAAAGATAAAATAGGAGCTTTTGTCGGTCATATGCCAACATGCTTAACTCATCCTGATGAAGATAGATACTTAACAGTACGAGAAGCTTTATCACTTATGAAGTTACCATTTGATTTTATATTGCTTGATGCAAAAAGATCGTTAAACCACATATGCCAAAATGTACCAGTCACAACAGCAGAACATCCTGCTCGAATGGTAAAGGAATATTTAAATAATAACCTTGAGTTAATAGACACTCAGTTCTTAGTACAAGATAACAAAAAAAGAACCTATGAATATGAAAAAAACAGTTTACAACTCACTGATTTTATGGTATAATATATACAATGAAAAATAAAAAACGGAGAATATATGCCCAGTATTGATTTAAGGCCAAGGCCCAATCGAAACCCACGTGACAAACGTCCTCAAAAGGAAATGCCCTTTGACGTTGGTCTTAGAAAATTTAAAAAAGCCTGTGAGAAAGCAGGTATCGTACAAGAAGTACGTGAACGCCAGTATTATGAAAAGCCAGCTCAGCGAAAGCAACGCAAAAAAGCTGAAGCTATCAGTAGAACTCGCAAATTACAACGCATCAATGATGCATTTAACAGGCCATTAAAGGCTAGGAGAAGATAATATGTCTATAATGGATAAATTAAAAAAGAATAGTAAAGTAAAAGAAACTGCTATACTATCTAAGTCGATTCTTTTCGCAGAAAAGGATGTGATTACAACAGAAGTACCAATGGTTAATGTTGCATTGTCAGGCGATATCGATGGTGGCCTTACATCAGGACTTACAGTTCTGGCTGGTCCATCTAAACATTTTAAAACTTCATTTGCTTTGCTGATGGGAGCAGCCTATTTAAAGCAATATGAAGATGCAGTAATGCTCTTTTATGATTCAGAGTTTGGGTCACCTCAATCTTATTTTGAATCATTTGGTATTGATACATCAAGAGTATTACATACACCAATCACAGATGTCGAACAGTTAAAGTTTGACTTAGTGGGTCAACTCGAAAATATCGAAAGAGGCGACAAGGTAATTGTTGTTATTGATTCTATTGGTAACCTTGCCTCTAAGAAAGAGTTGGAAGATGCTCTTAATGAAAAATCCGTAGCGGATATGACAAGAGCTAAAGCATTAAAGGGACTGTTCAGAATGGTTACTCCTTATCTTACTATGAAGAACATCCCTTTACTTGCTGTTAACCATACGTATCAAGAGATTGGATTATTTCCTAAAGCAGTTGTTTCAGGTGGTACAGGTATCTATTACTCAGCTGATAACATCTGGATTATTGGAAGACAACAAGATAAAAAAGGTACAGAGATTCAAGGGTATCACTTTGTTATCAATGTAGAAAAATCTAGGTTTGTAAAAGAAAAATCTAAAGTACCAATCTCAGTATCATGGGAAGGTGGTATCGAACAGTATAGTGGACTCTTAACAGTTGCTCTTGCTGGTGGTTATGTAACTAAACCAAATGTAGGTTGGTATGCTGCTGTTGATATGAAGACAGGCGAAATACTCGAGCCAAAAGTAAGAGAAAAAGATACTCTTAAGAAAAAGTTCTGGGAGCCAATCTTTAAAAACACTGACTTTAAAGAATTTGTTAAAACATATTATTCAATTGGACATAGACCAATGATTGATATTGATTTAGATATTGATATACAAGAATAATGTATAACGTAAGCGAAAAAGACTACTCAATTGTAGAGAATGAGAATAGTCCACTCAGTGGAGTTCTTCTTAAAACTGGAACATGGAAAGGTGTTATGGTAGTTTATGGACAAGTTGGTATTAAAGAAGATCCTAACTTAGATATGGCTACACTGAGTTTTAATTATACAGTACAAGATCCTGGAGATTTTAGTGTAGATGAACTCGATCAAGATGAATCATTTAAAAATTATCTTGGCGCGATACTACAATATATAATAACGGATTCTTTGGAATACGCTAAAGAAAATAATTTATCAACAATAGGAATTGCTAATGACGAATCAACTACCGACTCACATACTAAATCATCTTCTTAATAACGAAGATTATTGTAGACGAGTAGTACCATATTTAAAAAATGAATATTTTGAAGGTACACATAAAACGGTATTCGATCTTATTGTCAACTTTGTAAGTAAACACAATAAATTACCAACATCAAAAATCTTAGAGCTTGAACTTAAAAAGATCAATGCTCCTGAAGATGTATTAAATAATGCATCAAGATTGGTAAATGAAATTGCTGAAAAATCAGATATTGATACAGAGTATCTACTTGATGAATCAGAAAAGTGGTGCAAAGAGAGAGCTGTCTATAATGCTATCATGGATTCTATACAAATCATTGATGGTAAAGACAAAGAACGAAGTGAAGGTGCTATACCTGAAATACTTTCGGAAGCTCTTGGAGTATCATTTGATGAAGCAATTGGCCATGATTATATTGATAACTCAGACGAAAGGTTTGAATTTTATAATAGAAAAGAAGATCGTATACCATTTGATTTAGATTATTTTAATAAAATAACAAAAGGTGGTCTACCTAATAAGACACTTAATATTGCCTTAGCCGGAACTGGCGTAGGTAAGTCATTGTTCATGTGTCATTGTGCAGCATCAGTTCTTAATCAAGGAAAGAATGTTTTGTACATTACAATGGAAATGGCTGAAGAACGTATCGCTGAAAGAATCGATGCTAACTTAATGAATTTGCCAATTGAATCTCTTGGATCATTATCTAAACATGTATTCGATGATAAGATTGGTAAGATAGCAAAAGCATCAGTAGGTAAACTTATTGTAAAAGAATATCCTACTGGCTCAGCTCACACGGGCCATTTCAGAGCTTTACTTAATGAGTTACGACTCAAAAAGAACTTTAGTCCTGATATGGTCTATATTGACTATTTAAATATTTGTGCCTCAAGTCGCATGCGTGGCATGGGTGGAAGTATAAATAGTTATACCTATATTAAAGCCATCGCGGAAGAACTTCGTGGACTGGCTGTGGAATTCAATGTACCTATAGTATCGGCAACTCAGACTACAAGGTCTGGATACAGTAATACTGACGTTGGTCTAGAGGATACATCTGAATCATTTGGTTTACCTGCAACGGCGGATCTTATGTTTGCTCTTATTTCAACAGAGGAACTTGAAGAACTTGGCCAATTAATGGTAAAGCAATTGAAAAATCGTTATAACGATCCGACCAAATACAAGAGATTTGTGGTTGGTGTAGATCGTTCCCGCATGAAGCTATATGATGTAGAGGAGTCGGCTCAATCAGATATTATGTCTGACATGATACCAGATAAGCCGATAAACAAGTTTGGTGAACGAGAAAGTAATGACTCGTTTGCTGACTTTAAAGTATAAAGGAGAAATATATGAATATGTTAAATAACGCAAAAGCATGGTTAATGGAAAGATGGTCAGAAAGAACATCTTGGGACGGTGGTATGATCATCGGACTATCATTATCTTACCTACTCTTAGGTGGCTTAGTCGACTTATTAGCTTGGGTAGCCCTTGCTTACGGTATTTACACTTTTATTGCAAAAGAAGTATAATAACCTTTCATAATGACAATTCGTGGGGGAGTTTCATACTCCCCTTTTTTAAGATCAACACTTTTCTGTCAACTATTTTCAATTATTTTCACAAAAACAGTTTACAACTACTCCCAACTATGGTATAATATAACTATAAATTGATAAGGAGATAATATGTCAAATTTACAAAATGAAATGGTCAAAGAGCAAATCTTGGC